AGGATTAACATGGCAAAGACCAAGATTTCAGAATACAGCAGTACCGCAGGTAACAATACTGACATTAACAGTATTAACTTAGCGGAGGGTATGGCCCCATCTTTGGTCAACAATGCTATCCGTCAATTGATGGCTCAGTTAAAGAACTTTCAAGATGGTTCTGCTGGCGATAACGTAACTGTAGGCGGTAACTTATCTGTTACTGGAACATCCACTCTGACAGGCACTTTAACGGCTACGGCTGGTCTGTCAGGCCCACTCACATCATCGTCTGCCACTATTACTGGTGGAACTATCAATGGTGCGGTGATTGGTGGCTCATCTCCACAAGCTATCACAGGAACTACAGTAACAGCCTCCACAGGCTTTGTAGGTGGTTTGACAGGTAACGTAACTGGTAACACTACTGGTACGCACACAGGTGCTGTAACAGGCAATGTAACTGGTAACCTGACAGGCAATGTCACAGGAAACGTAACTGCTGCATCTGGAACTTCTACATTCAATAATGTCACGATTGATGGCACATTGGATATGTCCTCTGGCACAGTAGGAACGATTACTGGTCTTGCTACACCTACCAATGCTTCAGACGCTGCTACCAAAGGTTATGTAGATACTGCTGACGCTTTGAAGTTGAATCTTGCTGGTGGCACTATGTCTGGTGCTATCGCTATGGGTACAAACAAGATTACAGGTCTTGGTACTCCTACGGCTGATGCTGATGCAGTAACCAAGTCTTATGTAGATGCTATTGCCCAAGGTATCGATGCCAAAGCCTCTGTGGTTGCTGCTTCTACTGCTAACCTTACGTTATCTGGCGCACAGACCATAGACGGAGTTTCTGTTATTGCAGGTGACCGAGTATTGGTTAAAGACCAGACTACTGCTTCTAACAATGGTCTTTACTTATGTGCATCTGGTTCATGGACTAGAACAACAGATGCTGATACATACGCTGAATTGGTAGCTGCTTACACCTTTGTTGAAGGCGGTACAGTAAACGCTAATAACGGCTTTATTTGTACTATTCCAACAAGCGGTACTTTAGGTAGTACATCAATTACCTTTGCTCAATTCTCAGGTGCAGGTCAGGTTATTGCTGGCGCAGGTCTTACAAAGACAGGTAACACACTAGATGTAGGAACAGCGTCTTCTAGCCGTATTGTTGTCAATTCGGACAACATCGATTTGGCTACAACTGCTGTTACTGCTGGCACATACAAGTCTGTTACGGCTGATGCTTACGGACGTATCACAGCAGGTACAAATCCTACGACTATCTCTGGTTATGGTATTACAGATGCTTACACAAAGACTGAAGTTGATACTTCTCTGAGTGGTAAGTTATCGACTACTGGTGGCACGATGTCAGGTGCTATTGCAATGGGTACGTCTAAGATTACTGGATTGGGTGACCCTACCAATGCCCAAGACGCTACCACTAAGACTTATGTTGATGGCATCTTAGGAAGTGCAACTTCTGCTGCGACAAGTGCTGCTGCTGCTGCGACTTCTGCATCCAATGCTTCTACGAGTGCATCTAATGCCTCTACAAGCGCAGGAAACGCATCTACAAGCGCAACAAACGCTGCTGCTAGTGCTACTGATGCAGCTAACACTTACGATGCCTTTGATGACCGATATTTAGGTTCTAAGTCAACTGCACCATCTGTTGATAACGATGGTAATGCTTTGCTCACAGGTGCTTTGTACTGGAACACAGCGACTAATAATCTATTTGTGTGGACAGGTTCAACATGGACTAGCGCAGCGTTCACGGCAGGTTCATTTGCTACTTTGACAGGCACAGAAACCCTGACAAACAAGACCCTGACAGCACCAATAATTTCAAGTATTAGCAATACTGGTACATTGACGCTACCAACAAGCACAGACACATTAGTTGGTAGAGCAACAACAGATACGTTGACAAACAAGACTCTGACAAACCCAACAGTAACAAACTATGTAGAGACTCCATTCTCTGCTAATAGTTCTACTGCTATTACCATTGCTCTGACCAATGGCACAGTCCAAATCATTACCTTGACAGGCAATGCGACTATCACTATGCCAACGGCAACAAGTGGTAAGTCTTTCATCATGTTCTTAAAGCAAGATGGAACAGGCTCACGCACAGTTACTTGGTCAACAGTTAAGTGGGCTGGCGGTACAAATCCCACAATCACAGCAACTGCAAGTAGACAAGATATTTATTCTTTCTTTGCTGATGGCACAAACTGGTATGGCGTAACAGTCGGTCAGAATTACACACCATAAGGACTGATAAATGTTTGCAGCATCAAAAACAGATTCAGTCTCTGGGGCAGGGCCAGACGCACAATTTAACCAAGTCACTATGCTCTTACATGGCGATGGGACTAATGGCGCACAGAACAATACATTCTTAGACAGCAGTACAAACGCATTTAGCATCACCCGCAACGGCAATACAACCCAAGGTTCTTTCTCGCCTTATGGGTCTAATTGGTCTAATTATTTTGGTGGTTCTAGTGATTACTTGCAAATAGCAGATAGTTCTGCTTTTACTTTTGGAAGTGGTGACTTTACTGTTGAATTTTGGATTTACTCAAGCAACACAAGCCTAACTCTTATTATTGGACAAAACAACGGGAATGAAACAGCTACAAGTTTTGATGTTCGTTATAACGGGACTACGATTAGTGGAAACATCTTTTCAAGTGCTACTAATTATGCGATTTCAGAAAGTATGTCCAAAAATGCTTGGCATCATGTTGCTTTTGTAAGAAATGGAACTTCATTGCGAATATATGTAGATGGAGTTAGCACATCTTCTACAGCCGTAAGTACAGTATCTGTCAATGATTCTTCTAATGTATTAAGAATCGGTGCATCCTCGGAAACAACTCCTGCTTATTACTTAAATGGTTATTTAAGCAATGTTCGTATTGTCAAAGGCACTGCTGTTTATACAAGCAACTTTACGCCAAGCACAACGCCCCTGACAGCAATCACAAACACATCTTTTTTGACTTGCCAAAGCAATAGGTTTGTTGACAATAGCGCAAGCCCTTTAACAATTACAACTAGCGGCTCACCAAGCGTTCAACGCTTCAACCCATTTGGTACTTCTACCGCCTACTCCACAAGCGTGATTAGTGGGTCAGGGTACTTTGATGGTAGTGGAGATTATTTAGAAATAGCAAATAACACCGCATTGGATGTAGGAACAGGCGCATTTACGCTTGAAGGGTGGATGTATCGGACAAGTGCATCCTTGTCAGATTGGAGAATGTTTGGGCCTACAGCAAATAGCGGGGGATTTTTTGGTGGTCGTGCTGATAAACTGGGTTTAGGTAGGTCAAATATTGCGTGGGATTTGGAATCATCAACAAATGTATACAACAACAATGCGTGGACTCATGTTGTGTATGTAAGAAATGGCTCAGGAAACTTATCAATATTTTCTAATGGCACTCGTGTTGCAACAACTACAAACTCAACCAACTATGGTTTGAATGCTGGCAATTTGCAAATTGGCGCAGAAAAAAACAGCGAACTGTTTGGTGGTTTCTTTTCAAACACTCGATTGGTTAAGGGAACTGCTGTCTATGACCCAACACAAACTACGTTGACTGTGCCAACCGCACCTTTGACAGCGGTGTCTGGAACGGGATACTTAGGTTTTTTTACCAATGGCGCAATCTTTGACAACGCTATGATGAACGACTTAGAAACTGTGGGTAACGCACAGATTTCTACAAGTGTGAAGAAGTATGGAACAGGGTCAATGTCTTTTGATGGGACAGGGGATTACCTTGTTGCGCCATCTAATGCAATATTTAATATGGGCACAGGAAACTTCACGATTGAATGTTGGGCGTATCCTGAAACACAAGTCCAAAATTTTCCAGCGCTTTTTAACTTAACAGGTACTGCTGATTTAAGTGTTGCTTACAATCATGGGGATGGAACAGCAAATTCATTTTCCATGTTGACTGGTGGAACAAGAACCTCTGCATCAGTCACAAGTTCTGTTAATGCTTGGTATCACATTGCTATTGTAAGAAGCGGAACAACAGTAACGCTTTATATTGACGGCACTAATAGAGCCACAACAACCAATAGTTCTACGCTTGGTGGAAATACTTGCACAATTGGCGTGTACGGAACTTCATTTGGAACAACTGCTTTTAAAGGTTACCTTGATGACTTCCGCATTACCAAAGGCTACGCCAGATACACAGCAAACTTCACCGCACCAACATCAGCACTCTCAGATACAGGCCCATATTAAGGAACATCATGCAAATTGCAATCTTAACTAGCCCCATTACAGTAGGCGATTATCGTGAACTGTTTAGCAATACATCATTTAATGCTAACGGCCCAAGCGATGAATTCTTGACCGCCAACAATGCCAAGAAGGTCAATGCCTTTAAAGCACATGACAGTCTGACACAGAAGTTGGTTTCATGCTCTGCCTATGACGATGGTGCATTTGTTTCTGTTGTTCAAGTGGCTGATATGAGTGCTGAAGAAATCCAAGCAGCTAAAGACTCTGCAATGGCACAACTGAGAGCTACACGCAATGCTTTGTTGCTTGCTTGTGATTGGACTCAGATTGCTGATTGCACCATTCCTAAGAAGGCTGAGTGGGCAACATATCGCCAAACATTGAGAGACTTTCCATCAACTGTTTCTGATGCAAGATTGACTATCACTTGGCCTCATAATCCTGATTGGATTGAGCCTACTTTCTAAGGTGAATCATGGAAAACGAAGTCACCCATAAGCAAATCTACGACAGACTCGTTGAAGTCGAAAGTAAGGTAGATAGCATAGACAAGAACACTAAAGGTCTTGTAGAGGCTATGAAGGCTCTTGATGGGGCTTTTAAAGTCTTAGGTTGGATAGCCTCTGCTGCCAAGCCTATTCTGTGGGTGGGTGCGTTAATTATGGCTGCTGGTGCTGTCTGGCAGACTTGGATTAAAAAATGAAAGATTGGGCTGTGGCTTTTACTACCGCAGTCCTGTTTTGCATTACTGTCGTCTGGTGTTTTTACATCATCGTTTGGGCTATGACGTGAAATGGGTGGCTGCACTTGTTTTAACCCTTGCACTTCAATCTACAGGAAAAGACTTATGTAGTGTGCGTGAGTTTTATGGGATAGCTTACACAATTCACAATCCATCAGAGCGTCATCAGCAAATGTCTGCTTGGCTTACAAACCATCAGCACTTATGCAAAAGTACCGACATGGTTGTAATTTGGAATAATCTATCAGAATGGGCTGGTAGTGCTGATAGTGCAGAGTTAAGACATAAAGTAATTATTGCTTATAAGAACGCACTTGAGAGGGAAAAGAAGTGATTGATACCATTAAATTGTTTCCCACTGTTCAGCCATCAGGGTATCCAGACAGACATGACCTTGCTCAAGTTAAGCTAGAAAAACAGCATGAAATGAATAAGGCAAATGAGTTAGCAAAGCAGAAACAGACAGAACTGCAAGATTTAGCCTTTGAGATTTATACAAAAAAAGTAGTTCAAGAGCGACTCCGCATGGAGATATTTCAAAATCGTAAACTGGATATTTATGTATGACCAAGAAGCCGATAACGAAACCTCAGATAGAAGTCAAAGACAAGTTAACCCTATGGGTGACTCTCATGGTAAGCGCAACCCTGTGCATCTCTGTTTTGGCTATGGTAATCAGCTTTATGCTTGGCCTTTGGGCCAAAGAAGTGGACAACGCAGAAATATTCAAGATGATTTCACCCGCTTTTTCTACTCTTATCGGAGGCATGATTGGCTTCCTGAGTGGTATCAAGCTAATGCAAAATGACGAAAAATCTAAATGTAAGGATTAATAATGCTTTCTCTTTTCTCAACACTTGGCGGTTTACTTATCTCTGGTTTACCAAAACTACTGGAATTCTTCCAGAACAAAGCAGACCAAAAGCATGAACTAGCCTTAGCTAACATTCAAGTTCAAATGCAATTACAGATGATGGCTCAAGGCTTTGCTGCCCAAGAGCGCATGGAGGAGATTCGCACAGACCAAGTTGCCATGCAGTCTGAAGCACAGATGACTGAGGCGGCTTTAAAGCACGATGAGAAGGTCTTAGAGAAGGCTTCTCAATGGGTTGCCAACTATGTCGGTACTGTAAGACCTACAGTAACTTACATCTTTGTGTTTGAACTGTGTGCCATCAATGCTTGGATTGCCTACTACATCTACTCTCGCCCTAGTTTGGTGATGAGCATAGATGATTTGATTCGCTTGTCTGACATCATTTTCTCTACTGATGAAATGGCGATGTTGGGTGGAATCATTGGTTTTTGGTTTGGCTCAAGAGGCTGGTCTAAGAAATGAAAGTCA